TCCCGGCATACTGGGAAGACCTCCCGGCGACGCTGCTAGGATAGCGGAGTTTAAAGCTAGACTACTAGCCACTGCAGGTGATAGTGTTATTACCAAGATTATAGAGACTGCATTGGCGGATGGTCATCCAGCGCAAGGTGCAATGCTCAAGTTCTGTGGAGAACGATTATTACCATTATCTAGCTTTGAGGGTAAGAGTGGTGGTGGTACTCCGCAGATTAGTATTAATATTACTTCGTTAGGTTCTCCTACGATAGAATCTTCTGAAGTAATAGAAAACGATGTGACTGATGTTGTTATAAGAGATTTAGATGAGTGAACTAAACTTTGCTCTTTTAAATTGGCAACAAACAGTATTTAAAGATATTACTCGATTTAAAGTTATTGCTGCTGGTCGTCGTTGTGGTAAATCACGATTATCTGCAATCACTTTATTAATTGAAGGTTTAAATTGTCCTGAAGGTTCTAGTGTGATGTACGTTGCACCAACACTGGGACAAGCTAGAACGATTATGTGGGACTTGTTAATGGATTTAGGTAGACCTGTGATTAAGTCTGCTCACATTAACAACTTAGAGATTACTCTGGTTAATGGCAGGAAAATCCTCATTAGAGGCGCTGATAACCAAGACTCTTTGCGTGGTGTGTCCTTGTCGTATCTGGTAATGGACGAGGTAGCTTTTATTAAGCCAGAGATTTGGGAACGAGTGCTTCGTGCTGCGTTGTCAGATAAAAAAGGTAGAGCAATGTTTATTTCTACCCCTTCTGGTCGTAACCACTTCTATGAGTGGTTCCAGTTAGGACAAAGCGGAGAAGATGAGGATTGGAAGTCTTGGCACTTTACCACTGCAGATAACGAGACGATTGACCCTAAAGAGATTGAAGCTGCAAAAAGGACACTAAGCTCCTTTGCGTTTAACCAAGAGTATTTGTCTTCCTTTAACAACTCAGGTTCTGGTTTATTTAAAGAAGAGTGGATTAAGTTTGGTGAAGAACCAAAAGATGGTAGCTGGTATATCGCAGTCGACTGTGCTGGCTTTGAAGAAGTTGGTAAAAAACAAACAAATAAACGCTTAGACAAAACGGCTATAGCGTGTGTAAAGGTAGATAATAATAATGTGTGGTATGTGGATAAGATTGAGTGTGGTCGTTGGTCAACTGAAGACACTGCGCTTAGAATACTCAAGAACATACAAGAGTATCAGCCGTTGGCAGTAGGTATTGAGCGAGGTATTGCAAAGCAAGCAATTATGAATCCTTTGATGGATGCAATGCGTAGAATGAACTGTTACGCTCACATTGAAGAATTGACTCACGGCAACAAAAAGAAAGTAGATAGGGTTACTTGGGCTTTGCAAGGTAACTTTGAGCATGGCAGGATTGTGCTGAACGCTGAAGGTGACTTTGATTTATTTGTTGATGAACTCTTAATGTTCCCAACTCAAGGCGTTCACGATGATACTGTTGATGCTCTAGCCTACATTGAACAATTAGTTCGTCCCAACTTCGATGCTGATGAAGGTGGCGATGAGTGGGAAACTCTTGATGTAATTTCTGGTTATTAATAAGGAACAAAATGGCTGAAAACATGGACATGAACGAAGGCACTCAATGGGAAGAACCCTCTGAGTCCGATAAAGAACTAACTGCGTTTGTTGTAAACCATTGTGATAGATGGAGAGACTCTCGTGATGAAAACTATCTAGAAGACTGGAAAGAATACGAGCGTATCTTTCGTGGTGTCTGGGCTTCCGAAGACAAGACTCGTGAGTCAGAGCGTAGTCGCTTAATTAGTCCTGCTACGCAGCAAGCGGTTGAGACTCGTCATGCTGAAATTATGGAAGCAGTCTTTGGTAATGGTGAGTTCTTTGACATCAAAGATGACCTGAAAGATGTGAACAACAATCCAATGGATGTTGAAGCAATCAAGGCATTGCTAAAAGAAGACTTAGAGCGTTACAAGATTCGTAAAGCGGTAGACCAGATTGAATTGATGGCAGAGATTTATGGTACTGGTATCGGTGAAATCATGGTTAAGACCGATAAAGAGTACATTCCACAGACACAAGCAATCCCCGGCAGCACACAAGCAGCCTACGGAGTACAAGAAAAAGAAGTGTTCTTTGTTAAAGTAAGTCCAGTTAATCCTAAGAACTTCTTAATTGACCCTAACGCCACCACTATTGATGAAGCTCTGGGTTGTGCAATTGAGAAGTTTGTCTCTATCCACAAAATTGTGGAAGGTATGGAAAAAGGTATTTATCGTAAGGTAAACATCGGACCTGCTGCAGTAGATGATGATTTAGAAGTAACTCAAGAAGTTATCCAGTATCAAGATGATAAAGTTAAACTTCTCACTTACTACGGCTTAGTCCCTAGAGAGTACCTAGAGAACCTTGAGAACGATGACGAAGAAGTTGTTGACCTGTTTCCAGATGATTCAGTTGCAGACAACTACAGTGACCTCGTAGAGGCTATTGTGGTCATCGCTAATGATGGTTTACTTCTCAAGGCTGAGAAGAATCCCTACATGATGAAAGACCGCCCTGTAGTTGCTTATCAGGATGACACAGTTCCGAATCGTTTCTGGGGTCGTGGTACAGTCGAAAAAGCCTATAATATGCAAAAGGCTATCGACGCACAACTTCGTAGCCATTTAGACAGTCTCGCCCTAACTACTGCGCCAATGATTGCTATGGACGCTACTCGCTTACCTCGTGGCGCTAAGTTTGAAGTTAAACCCGGTAAAGCAATTCTTACCAATGGTAATCCAGCAGAAATCCTATTCCCATTCAAGTTTGGACAAGTAAGTCCTGAGAACTTTGCTACTTCTAAAGAGTTTGAGCGTATGTTGTTGATGGCGACTGGTACTCTAGATAGTCAAGGCATGGTATCTCAAGCTAGTCGTGACTCTTCTGGTGCTGGTATGTCAATGGCTGTGTCTGGAATTATCAAGAAATACAAACGTACCCTGACAAACTTCCAAGAAGACTTCATGGTTCCGTTGATTAAGAAGGCTGCTTTCCGTTATATGCAATTTGACCCTGAGCGTTATCCTTCTGTAGACATGAAGTTCATTCCTACCGCTACTTTGGGTATTATGGCTCGTGAATACGAACAGCAACAGCTTATTGGCTTATTACAGACACTAGGACCCAATACTCCTGTGTTGCCTATCATCCTCAAAGGCATTATTGCTAACTCCAGCCTGTCTAATCGTGCTGAAATGGAGCAAGCATTGACTAAAATGAGTCAACCTGACCCACAACAAGCACAAATGCAGCAGATGGCAGTGCAGATGGACATGGAACAGAAGCAAGCAACCACTCAATCGCTGCAAGCTAGAGCGCAAAGAGACTCTGCCGAGGCACAAAAGACTGTAGTTGAGACACAATTACTACCTGAAGAGCTAAAAGCAAAGGTTATCAGTTCACTTTCCACCAATATCGAGGGTAAAAACCAAGATAATGAGTTTGAAAAGAGGGCTAGGATTGCTGATTTAATGCTTAAAGAGAAAGACATCAACAACAAAGGTAAGATTGTTGAACTTCAGATGAAGAAAACGCAATAAAACGCTTGACTTTTTAATAAAACTGTGGTAAAATACGGCTATATAAGTAAGTAAGCACTCACTTACATTCTCCAAAAGGATAAAGAATGGACGAAAAATTACAAGCCTACTACGAGGCAAGATTCTCGATGATGGCAACAGACGGCTGGAAAGACTTAATTGAAGATGCTCAAGGCTTTTTCGATGGATTGAATAAAGTCGCAGTAATACAGAATGAAAATGATTTGTTTATGAAGAAAGGGCAGTTAGACGTTCTTCAGTGGCTTTTAAGCCTTAAAGACAGTTCATCACAGACCTTTGAGCAGCTCATGTCGGGAGACTCAGCAGATGGCTCTTAGGGTATTTAATTACCTCTGTGAAGAGGGACACTTACATGAACATTTTGTTGCTTATGAGGCTACAGATATTTTATGTAAGACTTGTAGTAAACCTGCTTTACGACAGATTTCAGCACCCACCATTTATTTGGAACCGTTTACTGGATTACATCCAAGTGCGGCAGATAGGTGGGCTAGAAATAGAGCTGAAAAACAGAAACTAGAGCAGAAACAAAACTCCTAAGACAACTCGAAAGAACCTTAGATTATTAATCCTAAAATCACTTGATACGGTGACAGGAGACTTTAAATGGCAGCGACTTTTATTCAAGATGAAGAATTGTTTAACGGCAATGAGCAAGAAGTAGTACACGATGTAACAAATTCAGACGCTGAGGCACAACCTGAAGTTACAAAACCTGAACCCGTAGAAGAGCTACCTGAGAAGTATAAAGGTAAATCCGCTATTGAAATTGCAAAGATGCACCAAGAAGCTGAAAAGCTAATAGGTCGTCAAGCAAATGAGGTTCATGAGGTACGTTCACTTGCAGACCAACTGTTAAAACAACAACTCGACTCTAGAGCAAGAGAAACACAACCACTTGAAGAATCGCTTGACGAAGACTTTTTTGTAGACCCTAAACAGGCAGTTAACAGACAAGTTGAAAAGCACCCTGCTGTAATTGAAGCTAGACAAGCAGCTTTAGAAATGCGGAAGATGAAGACAGCACAACAACTGTCGACAAAACATCCTGATTTTGCCACTATCGCACAAGATACTGGATTTCAAGATTGGGTTAAATCTTCTAAAATACGTCTAAATATGTTTGCTAAAGCCGACGCTGAATATGATTTTGAAAGCGCTGATGAATTGATAGGAACCTATAAGGAACTGAAACAAATCAAACAGCAAACTCAAAATGTACAAACAGCTAAGGTTGAAAACAAAGCGCAAGAACAAGCAATGAGGGCAGCAACTGTGGATGTTGGTGGCGCTGGTGAGACTAGCCGAAAAGTATATCGAAGGGCAGACCTTATTAAACTGAGAATGACGGACCCTGATAGGTACATGGCACTTCAAGATGAAATCATGAGTGCTTACGCCCAAGGACGAGTCAAGTAATTTTAGAATTTATAATTTAAAGGAAATTTATCATGGCACTAGGTACAGACCACGTAACGGTCACAACAGCAGCAACGTTCATCCCTGAAATCTGGAGTGACGAAATTGCAGCCGCTTACAAAAAATCATTAGTAGCAGCAAATCTTATCAAAAAGATGTCTTTCAAAGGCAAAAAAGGCGATACAGTTCATATCCCTGTTCCAACTCGTGGTTCAGCATCTGCTAAAGCTGCATCAACTCAAGTAACTTTGATTGCTTCAACTGAATCAGAAGTAACAGTATCTATCAACAATCATTACGAGTACAGCCGTTTGATTGAAGATATTGTCGAAGCTCAAGCATTGTCTTCACTACGTCAGTTCTACACAGACGACGCTGGTTATGCTTTAGGTAAGCAAGTTGACACAAGCATTATTCAACTGGGTCGTATTGCTCAGTCTGGTGCTAACACAGCAGCTTACACCAAAGGCTACATCGGTGGTGATGGTTCAACATTGTATGTTGCTGCCTCAAACAACGCTTCTGCATTGACTGATGCTGGTATCCGTCGTGCTATCCAGCGTTTGGATGACAGCGATGTTCCAATGGATGGTCGTTATTTTATTATCCCTCCATCAAGCCGTAATACATTGATGGGCTTGGCTCGTTACACTGAGCAAGCGTTTGTTGGTGAAATGGGTTCTGCCAATACAATCCGTAACGGCGAAATCGGTAACCTCTACGGTATGCCTGTATTTGTATCTAGCAATGCTGATACAACTTCTGGTTCTACCGCAGCTCGTGCTTGCTTAATGGGTCACAAAGATGGTTTGGTATTAGTTGAGCAAGTTGGTGTTCGTTCACAAACTCAGTACAAACAAGAGTACCTCGGTACATTGTTCACTGCAGACACACTCTACGGTGTTGCTGAGTTGCGTGATTACAGCACTGTTGCTTTGATTGTTCCAGCATAAGTAGTTGATTGACTCTGCCCCGATAGAAACTGCTGGGGCAGTTTACTTTAGTACTCTTTCATTAGAGTCTTAAAATAAACTGTAAAGGTACAATATGGTTCAATTCAAGTGTATTATTTCTGGTAACATTATTTCTTTTGAGCATGAAGTAGATATTGTCACTACTCGTGATAATCCTGCTTATGAGGAAGTAAAAGAAGAAATTAAAGAAGAAGTCAAGAAGACTGTAGCTAAGAAATCTGCTAAAGAAGAATAACCTTGAGCCTATTTAGAGGAGCTGGGGGTTCTGGCGATGCAACTAATGATGCTTCTAGTCAAGCAGTCTTAGCAACAGCCGCAGCAGCCGCAGCCGAAGTATCTAAGAATCAAGCAGCAGCTTCTGCCAGTGCAGCGTCTACTTCTGCTTCTGCAGCAAGTACTTCTGCAACTGCAGCAGCTAGTTCGGCTAGTTCTGCATCAGGCGCAAGTACTTCAGCGACTAACGCAGCTAACTCTGCTACTGCCGCAGCAACATCGGCAACAGCAGCAAGCAACAGTGCAACAGCAGCAAGTACTTCAGCAACCGCTGCAGCAGCCTCAGAAAGCGCTGCAAGCACGTCTGCAAGCAATGCTAGTACCTCTGCATCAGGTGCGTCTACAAGCGCTACAAACGCTTCTAATAGCGCCACAACAGCATCAACTGCAGCAACTAATGCTGGTACAAGTGCAACAGCAGCAGCAAGTAGTGCCTCTGCTGCTAGTACTTCAGCAACTAATGCAGCAAGCAGTGCATCATCCGCAAGCAGTTCAGCAACAAGTGCAACTAATTCAGCTACTTCTGCTACAACTTCAGCAGGAACAGCAACCACTAAAGCAGGTGAAGCAAGCACTTCAGCAACTAATGCTGCAAGTTCAGCTTCTGCAGCATCAACATCAGCAACAGCAGCGTCTGGTTCAGCAACAAGTGCAAGTGGTTCAGCTAGTACAGCAACAACACAAGCAACAGCAGCAAGTACGTCAGCAACTAATGCTGCAACATCAGCAACTAATGCTGGTACAAGTGCAACTAACGCTGCTGCTTCGGCAACATCTGCCGCTGCTTCCGCAACTGCAGCAACAGCAACTTTGTCTACTTCGTTGCTCAAAGCTAACAATTTAAGTGATTTAGTATCTGCACCAACTGCAAGAACAAACTTAGGTTTAGG